AAATATATAAAAAAGAAATCATGAATGATTATAGACAAAATATATTTTTAAGTAAAATAAAAGAAAAAATTGAAATTGGTGAATATGACCAACATCTTAATTTACCCTTTCAATCTAGAAAACTACTTATTGATTCTATAAAAAACAAATTATCTAAAAAGGTATCTTCGGGAGGAACTCCTGTACTAAATGATGCTGAAATAAAAGAATGCATACTTGATACAAAAGAAACAGCGGAAAACATTATAAAAATTTTTGTTAAAACTGGTATTATCATTAAAACAGAAGGAGGATATGAAATATCAGAACTGGGAAGAAAATTATTGTATGAAGCGGTAAAATTTAATTTCAATAACTAATATGCAATTTAATGACTTAAAACCAATAGATTTATCAAAGATTAAATCTGTTCCATTTCCAGACAGTCAGTATTTTAAACAAGAGTATCAAAAAACACAAATTGTTTTGCATCATACAATGTCAGGAAATGGTGTATCTGGCGATATAGCTACATGGGAAGCAGATCCAAAAAGAATAGCCACTTGCATCATAATAGATAGAGATGGAGTGCCGTGGCAATTATTTTCTTCAAAATATTGGGCGGGACACATAGGAGCTTCAAATTTATGGTTAGATAGACATTCTATAGGAGTTGAACTTGATAATTGGGGGTGGCTTATTCCTGATAATGGAGCTTATAGAACATACTATGGAAATATTGTTGATGTATCTACTCAATATTATCCCAATGGATTTAGAGGATATCAGTATTATGAAAGATACACTGATGCTCAAATAAAAACTCTTGGAGAACTTTTGTTATTTTGGAATAAAAAATATAACATCCCTTTAACATATAATGAAGATATGTGGAATGTTTCACTTAAAGCTTTAACTGGTCAAAAAGGAGTATGGACTCATGTTTCATATAGACCTGCGCCAGAAAAAACAGACTGTCATCCTCAGCCAAATTTAATAGATATGTTAAAATCATTAGAACATATTTCTAAATAAAATATATAAAATAAATTATATGTGTTAAAATGCGTTTTATAGGTTTTAATGATTGGTTAAACGAATCAATTTCTGATAATATTACTATATTATTTCCAGGAGGATTTAAACCTATAACTGGAGCGCATATAGATTTAATTAAAAGATATTTAGCTCATCCAAATGTAAAAGAAGTAAAAGTTTTAATAGGCCCTGGAATTAGAAATGGAATAGGCCAAGAGCTAGCTCTAAAAATAGCCAAAGAATTATTACAACCATTTGATAGAGTATCAATAGAGGCAGTTAATTATCCTTCTCCAATTTTAGCTTCATATAAATATATGGAAACTGCAGAGCCCGGAACATATGCATTAGCAGCATCAAAAAAGAGTAATGGAGAAGATTATAAGAGAGTATTAAAATTTGTTAAAGATTTTCAACCAGATGGAAAATATGTGAAAACTCTTCCCAACGATGTTAAGGCCATAGAACTTAGTGTTGATGCCGAACCTCTTATTTATAAAGGAAGAACAGATGAATTTGATAGAATGCCTATATCTGCTTCAATTTTAAGAAGAGATGTTCTTAACAATGATTATGAAAATTTTAAAACAAATTATCCAGGGTACTCTGAAAAAGATATAAAGAAAATATGGAATCTTTTAAAATTAAATGTAACTGAAGAATAAAACAATGAAATTTATATCATATAAAGATTGGTTGCTATTAAAAGAAAACGTAACTCCTCGTGTAAATATACATATGACTCATATAGAAGATCTTGTATTGACAGGAGGAAAGGGTGGAATAAAGTTTGCAATAAATATACTTAAGAGATTATATAATACATTGAAGAGTAATACAGAAGAGGATAAAATTAGTTTATCTTTTAAAATAGATGGTGCTCCGGCAATTTTTGCTTGGTCGAAATTTCCAGGATTAGGAGAAAATGGAATAGCAATAAAAGCTTTATTTGCAAAAAATAGAAAAGTGATGTATAACTATCAAGATGTTGATAATTATTACAGAGAACAAACTGATTTAGCTCGAAAATTAAAAATGCTATTAGATTATTTGCCATCCATAAATATTCCTGAAAATGAGATATGGCAAGGAGATTTTTTATATGACAAATATACATTAAAAGAAGACGAAAAATACTATTCATTTCATCCAAATACTATAGTTTATAAAGTTCCAAAGGATTCTGATATTGGTAGGAGAATAGCTAATACTGATATTGGAATAGTTTGGCATACAAGATATAAAGGAGATTCAATAAGTAATATATATGCATCATATGATACAAGAGTATCTGAATTAAGTGAAAACGCTAAAGTTTTTATGATAGATCCTTATATTACATCTTTAGCGGGAATAGTAACATTTACTAGTAAAGAAACAGAAGAATTTAAAGATGGCATTAGAATAATAGAAGATATAGCAAATAAACTTTATGAAAATGACGAGTATACTAAAATTATAGAAAATGAGGAACTTATAAGTTTATTTACTATTTATCAAAATCTTCTTATAAGAGAAAATATACAAAGCAAGGTTCCAGCTGAAATTTTAGATAAATTTATAGATTTTATGAATAGGAGATTTGAAAAAGATATTGAATCAAAGAAAACTGAAAAATCTAAAAAAGCTTTAGAGGAAAATAGAGATCTATTAATACAAAATATTGAAAGACACAGAGAAACATTTGAAAGTATAATAGAATTAATACTAAAATTAACAGAATTAAAAAAATTATTTATCAAAAAATTAAATAATTTAAGTAACTTTGAAGCGTATTTAAAGATGAAAGATGATAAATTTGTATCCACAAATCAAGAGGGTTTTGTAGTATCAGATAGACACGGAAATGTTGTTAAACTTGTAGATAGATATGAATTTTCATATGCTAATTTTAGTTCTGATGTGGTGAAGGGTTGGAGTAAATAAAATGATAAAAATGAAACTTTTACATTTTTAACAATATATATTATATAAGTGAAATGTTTTAATTTTACAACTATGAATGTGAATTCTTTTAACTATTTTTTATATACAATTTTAGGTGTATTTGTGTTAGGGTTTCTTTTGTTTCTATATGCAAAATGGGATGAAAAGAGAGCAACTAAAAAGTACACAAAAAACTTTAACAAAAAATTAACTAAATCAAATAGAAAAAAGTAAAACTTTTATATTTTGAGAACTAAAAATAATACTAAATAAACTTAAAGTAAAAGTAATTTTCTATAAAGCGCTTTAAAATCTAAAATTACTTAATTTTCTAAATAACTAAAATTTCTTAAATGCTATGAGTACTAATTACAATCTAGATGATCTATTTCATCCAAATGTAGAGATTAAAGACAAATCGTCTAAATCTGAAGGTGAATATAATCCTTCTGCTGAAAAAGGCCAAAATGGAGTCTATAAATCAATTATTAGATTCGTTCCTTGGTGGCAAGATCCAACACATTCTTATACCAGTAAATGGTCTAGTTGGTTGGTTGATCCAGTAACTAATCGTGGAAGAATGGTCGACTGCCCTTCTTCTGTTGGAAAACCTTCCATACTTCAAGAAATGTTTTTTAAGCTTCGTAATTCTGAATCTATTCAAGAACAAAAGAAGGCTGAAATCTTTAGTAGAAGACCTGTGTATTCAACTATCATTCAGGTCATTAAAGATGATCAAAATAAAGAACTTGAAGGCAAACTTCTTGTGTACACTTTCGGAAAAAAGATTTTTGAGAAAATTCTCGCCGAAAAGAAACCGGTGATAGGAGAGCCTCATGAGCCTTATGACTTGATAAATGGAAAGGCATTTGCTCTTGTTATTACAAAAGTTGCGGGATTTAATAACTATGATCAATCAAGATTTCTTGATAAACGAATTCCACTTTTGATTCCTGATGAAAATGGAAAACTTATTCCAATTAATGAAAAAACTCCACGAGAAGTAGTTTTTAATTTTCTTAAAGAAAATAGCCCGGATCTTTCCAAATATGGATATAAAGAGTGGGATGAAGAAACTCATGAATACGTTAATCAAGTTATTCTTGCAGTAACTGGCAAAAATGTTTCAACTACAGTTGCGGATATAAGAAATTCGAATAAAAATGCTCTTGAAAGTAAGAGCTCTAAGACTTCTAGTTCTTCATCTTCTGGGATTAGTACATCTGAGTTATCTTTAGATGACTTATCTGCAAATGAATCTTTCTCGCCTGATTCTCTTCCAGACTTAAAACTTCCAGATCTTGATATATCAAAGTCAGTAGGGCCTAATGTAAGAGGCGACAAAGATGATGACTTGGGAATAGGTGGAGATTTAGATGATGCTTTAGCTAATCTATGATTATGCAAACTAATGATATGAAGGAGATGAGCTTAAGCTCATCTCCTTTAAATATCGATTCGTCTGTATTATCTTCTCAAGAATACAGAGAGAAACTCATATCTTTATTGCAACCTATTTTAGATAGAGTATTTCATAATAATCCTATAAAAAGAAGAATACAACAGCATAAAGATCGTATATCTTTTGCTTGTCCATATTGTATGGACAGTATGAAAAATGATTATAAAAAACGAGGAAACTTTATATTACAAGGAAAATTTGCTAATTATTATAAATGCCATAATTGTGGAGAATTTAAAAGAATAGATAATTTTTTCAAAGATTTTAATGTAGAATTAGATTTAAATGTCGTAGATTATATATCGCAAAATATAAGTGATTTTTCTGTTCAAAGTAATTATAAGTATGACATTTCTATATTCATGAATGTAGATGAAATAGAAAAATACGCTATTGATAGAGAAGAATTTAAAAGATTCTTTGGACTAGTTGAAGTTAAAAATACACCCGTATCGATTTGGCTTAAAAATCGATTACAATTTGATGAATCAAAGTTTTTGTATAATATAAGCAAAAACTATCTTGTTATATTAAATTTAACACAATCTGGAAAGATTTTAGGCATTCAAAAAAGAAATTTTGATCAAAGAAATAAGTATATGACTTATAAATTTAGTAAGTTATATGAGCTTATGAGAAAACCTAAGATAGAAGATGAAAAATTAATAGATGAATTAGATACATTGTCTCAGATATTCAATATACTTACAGTTAATTATTCTAAAAAAATAACATTATTTGAAGGACCTTTAGATTGCTTTTTATTTAAAAATTCTATAGCTAATACAGGAATTCATAAAAGTTTTCCTATAGAAATAAATTTAAGATACTGGTATGATGATGATGAAATTGGTAGAAAAAAAAGCATAGAGAAAATAAATGATAAATATGAAGTATTTTTATGGTCAAAGTTAAAAAGAGATTACAATCTTCCATATAGAAAAAAATGGGATCTTAATGATCTATTAATTTATTTTAAGAATAATAATATAAAAGTTCCAAACTTTAATTTATATTTTTCGGATAATCAGTTTGACATAATAGACATTTAAAAAAAATAAATAATTAAAAAATAGTTTTATATGAGATTATCTAAAATTGCAAAAGATTATAATTTAAGATTAACACAGATTAATAAAAAGAATGCTAAAAAGCTAAAAGAGATATATGACTTAGATGAAGTAAAAGAAAATGGATACGTTATTGATAATGAACATATAATTTTAGGCATATTTGATGACTATGAAAAGAAGTTAGCAACACTTTTTCATGAAATAGGTCATACACTTGTTTCAAAGAAATTTGAAAATTTAGTAAATGAAGATACATCATTGATTGAATATGAGGCATGGATTAGAGGTCTTAAAGAAGCAAAAAAGAGAGGAATATATTTTTCTGGAAAAACTTTTAAATATATTTTAAAATGCATTAATACATATTACGATTCTTCAATAAGAAGTTATAATAAAAGAAGCCCAAAATGGAAAAGAAAAAACTATTAAAACCTATTTTAAATTTAAAGTTTAACTTTGAAGAACAGGAAGATTTTCCTGGGTTAGATGTAAAGGCGAAGTTTCCGGCCAAATCAATTAAAAAGAAAATAAAGATTGTGAAAATAACAAAACATAAAAAAGATTCATCTACTAATAAATTATTTTAAAAAAATGGAAAATATTATATTAAACGAAGAAGAGTCTCTAGAAAAAAGATTTGAAAGAGAGCGTTTAGAGTGGAATGAAAAAATAGCAAATATATCAAATAAATTAAAGAATGTATTTGATATTCCAGAACTAATGACAACTATTTATACAGAAAGACAAAGATGTGTTGATTATTATCATTATTTAATGGATTGGGTGATTAAAATAAATAAAAAATATTCTTCAGCATACTCTGAGCGCTACGATTATTATACAACAAAATCTCAGATAAGATATCCAACTGAAAACGCTAAACATAATAGAATTTTAACAGATTTACATGAGATTGTAGAAAAGAGAGAAATTCTTAGTAACCATGCAAAATTTATAGATCAATGTATAAAAACTATTGATTCGATTATTTATGGTATATCAAAGAGAGTAGAGATTGAACAAATATCTCGAGGAAAGTAACATAAATTTTAACCATGAAATTTAAAGTTGATGGAAGTAAAAAATTTTTAGTTTTAGTGGATTCTACTGAATTAGAATATGAGCAACTTCAACATTCATTTACAAAGAAAGTTGTTAATTGGGCTGCTATAAGAGATAGAAGTACTAATAGGCCAAAAGTATTTGAAACTAAATTTATAGACAAATATAATAGAGTACCTATTGGTTTATGGAATGAACTCCAGAAGCTATCACAAAAGTTTATGTTTAATCTTGAAATCGAGGGAATAGAATATATTTACGACAAAAATTTTGATGAATCTGATTTTATAGAATGGGTTAATACATATTTTGAAGAAAATGAAAAACAACCAAGAGATTATCAAATAGAAGGAGTTGCTAGAATACTAAAATATAGAAACTGTGTTGAGGAAATTTCCACATCAGGAGGAAAAACTCTTATGGCATTTTTACTTTTTCGTTATTTGTTTGATAAACATATTATAAATAAAATGCTATATGTTGTGCCCAGCATTTCTTTAGTAAACCAAACAGAAGAAGAATTTTATATATATGAAGATGCGTGTAATAAAAAACCAACATGGAAATCTAAAACCGTTTTTGGCGGAAGAAAAGATGAAGATGATGGCGCCAATATTGTATTCGGAACATTTCAATCGTTAGTTAAAAAAGATTTAACATATTTTTCTAAATTTGATGCGGTTTTTATAGATGAAACTCATCACGCTAAAAACTCTTCTATAAGAAATATTATTATAAAGTGTTATAATTCAAAATATAATGTTGGAATGACGGGAACTCTTCCTGAAGAAGATTCATTAAATTCATTTATAATTCAATCATATTTAGGACCATGTGTATACATGGTTAAATCTTCAGATTTAATTGCTTCAAAATTTGCAACACCAGTAAAGGTTGTAGGCATAGAGTTAGATTATTTGGATGAAGAAATTAAAGAAAAACTATATAATTTGAGAAGTGTAAAAACAGAAGAAAAAGATGGAGTTAAATTATTAAATCTTGAGAAAGATATTGTTAGAGAAAATTATAAAAGATTAGTTTATGTATGCAATACAATATCAAAGTCAACAAAAAATTCATTAGTTCTATTTTCTGATATTAAGAATGATTATGGAAGAAAAATATTTAATTATTTAAAAGAGAATACAGATAAAACTGTTTATTATATAGATGGAAATACTAAAGCAGAAAATAGAGATTATTATAAAAAACAAATGGAAGAAAAAGAAAATGTGATTATTGTAGCAAGTGTTGGAGTATTTTCAGAAGGTATATCAATAAACAATTTACATAATATATTTATAGTAGAATCATACCGTTCTGAATATATTGTAAGACAAATTTTAGGGCGTGGCATGAGATTAATGGAAGGAAAAGAAGTAATAACTGTTATCGATTTTACAGATAATTTTGTTTACGGGTCACATAAATATCAAAGATATAATTATTTATATCGACACGCTAAATCCAGAGAACAAATTTATAAAGATAGAGGGTTTCCGTTTAAATCTTTTTATGTTAAATTGTAAATTTTACAAAAGAATAAATAAAAAAAATATTCTACTATGGCAATACTAGATATGATAACTGAATTGGCGGAAATGGTTCAAGAAATGATTGAAAAAGGAGCGACAGAAGAAAAGATAGATCAGCAAATAAAGAAAGTATCAACTTCAGATTTATATAAGCTATATAAAGCTAATAAGAAACTTATTTTTGATATGGCTAAAGAGGAAAATGTGGAAGATTACTTTGATAAAGAAGAAAACGTTAAATAATTTAAAAAACATAATATGAATAGAAGTGAATTATATGAAGGTTGCGGATGCGGAAAAAATAAACCTCAAACAGTAAAAACAACTAAAACAAGACCTCCTATTAAAAAATAAATTTTATCTTCTCCTATTAGTTGTAGATGTAGGTGAATAAGAACTTCTATTTACATTTCTAGAATATTCATTAGAAGATCTTAGAGTACCTGAAGAATAACTTCTATCTATATTTCTAGTATTAGAATATGAAGATCTAGAATCATTATAGCTATTTGTTGAGTATCTTCTTCCACTATTATATACTGGTGTAGAATTTACTTCTGATCGATTATATGTTGGTTGATATGAGCGTCTTTCTGCAGGTTTTCTTTCATAAGTGCGTTCTTGACTTCTTTGTGAATTATAAGAGTTTCTATTTATTTGTTGTGTTGTTATAGGTCTTCGAGAATTTGATATATTTGTTTTATCATCTCTTATTCCAATGACATTACGAGTTCTTCTGTCCACCTCAATGTTTTTATGAATTATAGTTTTATGAGCATAGTTTATATAGTGTGGTTTATATGAATAAAAGTATATAGAATAGTTTAAATAATGCGGATAATATGAAAAGTAATACCAATCGTAAAATGCATTATACCAAGGATGATACCAAGGATGATACCAAGGATGATACCAATAAAACCTTACGTAATCATAAAAAAATGGACCAAAATATCTATAATAATAGAAACCGTTTAAGCGATATATTACAAATGAGTAACAAAAATCATCATAATCATAATAGTTGGTATAATAATTATTTTGAACTATTACTTTTTCACTTGAGTTATCTTTTGTGTTAACATAATTATGATTATTAGATTTATTATTACTTTTGCGAGGAGTGTAATATAAATCATCGTTTTCTTCTTTTTCTGTTGCTGAATTTACAGCTAATGTGTCATAAATAATGATTGTGTCATTTTTCTGTCCACTGTTTTTTTGTTTTTCTTTTTCCATTACATACTTTTCATAATCAGATAATTTTCTCGTATTTTCCTGAGATAAAACTATCGATCCCATCAATAGTATAAAAATAATTAAAATAAACTTTTTCATATTGTTTTTTATTTATATAATACAATAAAAAGTATGCCAAACTATTTAATAGTATTTTAAATATATGTTAAAGTTTTTATATATAAAAATAAAATACTTTAATTTTTTTATAAAAATATGTGAATATATAAATAAAATAAATTAAGTTTGTTATGAAAAAGTTTATAGAAGTTTATAAACAGAAAATAAATGAAGCTGAAAAACTTCACGAAAATAAGATTTTAAATGATTTTAATCTTATATATAAAACTATGCTGGATAATTACGGTATAACTTCTGTAAAAAATTTAGATGAAGCTTCACAAGATTCATTTCTTACTGAATTATCAGAATATTGGTCAGAAGAAAGCGGATTAAATGAAAAGGGTCTTGATTTTATTAAAAATCGTTCAATGAATTTAAATGAGAATTCTACAGTAAAACAAAAGAAAAATTATTTAAGCAAAAAAACTTATTCTATTTTAAAAGAATCTATTGAAAAAAATAATCTTAAATATAAGATATATGATATTCTAGATGAAATGTATAAACAAGTTAAAGCACGTGATATTAGTGAAGTATTGAGTCCAACTGAAATAGTAGGTATTGTTAGGACTGTATTTGATAAATCTTTTGATGAATTTTTTGAATCTATGTATAATGAACTTAAAGAAAGCACAAATTATAATAAAAAATATATTATAAAAGCAAAACTTATCAATGAAAGAGAATTTTCAGGGAGTAGAAGAGAAAAACTTGCTAAAGAAGGAAAAGCTTTACCAGATGGATCTTTTCCAATAGTTACAGTAGAAGATCTTAAGAATGCAATTAAAGCTCACGGAAGAGCTAAAGATCCTGAATTAGCTAAAAGACATATAAAGAAAAGAGCTAGACAAATGGGAAAATATGATTTGATACCAGATTCATGGAAATAAAATAAATTAAAAAAATTAAATATAGGGATTCTTTCAATCCCTATTTTTTTTAAATATATATAAAATACAAAATATTTAAAACATGATTAATAGATTATATGAGGTCTTAGATAAAAGAGGACCAAAATATGTTGAAAATTTTCTTAAAGAAAATGTAATAATCACTGAAAAGATTGATACTTTTAGATTAATCTTCGAGAAAAAAGGAGATCAATATATCTTTTATAAAAAAAATAATGAAAAAATCGATTTACCTTCAAGAGTTTTAACAGACATATATGAAGATGCTATTACAGAAATTCCTTTAATTACTAAAGATGTTAACATTCCTGAAGGATATTTTTTTGGATTTTATTATACTCCTACAGAGAGACCTTTAAGAATTCCTTATTCTAAAATTCCAAAATATATTTTAACAGATGTTACAAAAAGAAATAGTTACAATAAAATTGTAGAATCTTTAGATTATGATGAAGTAAAAAATTGGGCTTCAATATTATGTATGGGGAGACCTCCAATTTTATTTGAGGGAAAATTAACAGATGAACAAAAAAGACTTCTTATAGCTTATGACACAAAACAATATAATGGAGAAACGTTAACTTTCTCTGAAATGATAAAAAAGACTCTTGGAGCATCATATTCTAAAGAGGATATTATAGAAGGAATTATCATTAAATCTGGAGATAAATTAGCTCAGATAATCTCTTATGAATTTGAATTACTTAATGAAGCTTATGAAAAAGAAAATGAATCTAGAGATTTTTATGATATAATTATAACAGATCTTAGTAATTTTTTATCAAATTATAATATTCCTATTTTAGAAGCTGAAAATAAAGATGAATTATATTTAAATATCATTTATAATATATTTAACAATTACTGTAAAAATAAAGTAATTGATGAGAATTTGGATGAAAAATATCTCACTCCTTTACAATTTGGATATAACGGAAAATTAAACAAAAAACTAATAACAAACGAAGAAACATTAGAATTAATTAATAAAGCTCCTATATATGAAGCTTTATTTAAAGTTTTTTTATCATCATTAAGAAAGACTAAAAAGCCTCACGGTTTATTAAATGAAACAATTGTTGAAAAATTTAATAATTATGTGAATCTCATAAATAATTATATTAATAACTTTAAAGAAGTTAAAGATCAACAATTATTTGAATCTAGATCTGATAATGTTGTTATAGATGAAATAAAGAAGAGAAAATATACAGACATAGATAACATGAGAGTTATATCCTCAATACAAAAAACATTTGAACCAATAATATCAAACGCAAAAAGAGGAGAAACAAAGTGCGCAGTTTATATTACATCATTTGAGCCATTTACAATTTCACAAATGAATAATGTTCAAATTATAAATAAAAATTGGAATTGTCCTGTTGTTTTAATGAGCATAAGTAATAAACATAATTTAATAGGAACAGAATTTTATCCAAGTGATAATTTAATAGAAGCTCAAATGAAATCTTTATCTGAAAACAATCCAGAATTAATTCCTTTTTATAGTTTATTATCAACATGGAGCTTAAAGGAAATATTCGAACTCTGTCGTCCAAGATTTGAACCAATAGTAATCATTACAGATAAGGGTAAAAAATCAGAAATAGCCATTCAATTATTTTTTGAAGAAGAAGTCATGGGAGGAAGAATAAATGTTCAAAAAGATCTAAATGTCGGAGAATTAGAAAATGAAGATAAGCTTAATGCATTTAGAGCAATTGAAGATAACAATTATTCACTTTTTATGGAGTTAACTCCAAAATGTATCCACAATTTATTCAATAATATATTTGAAGAATATAGATTATGGAGTGGAAAAATTTTAAGATAAAAACACTATACCAATGTATACTAAGAAATTCTCTGAAGAAAGCAACAATTTGATTAAAAATTAACAATAATTTGTGATAAAAACGTAAAAAAATATAATTTTCTTTAATATATATTTTATAATA